ATCCTTAACCCATCCGTGCCAGCTTTTCAGCTTACCCCGAATAAGGCGTGAAACTTCATTCTTATCAGACCCATACACTGAGGAAAACGCTGCTGGGGTTCCTATAAATTCTCCCAAGGTCGCATGTGTGAGCCTATACACAATATTGCTGCACTTCTTGCTAAGCTTCGAGTAGTCAAACTCTGTTAGTTTAACGTTCAAAGGACTGCCAGAAGCCACGCCTGTCGGGTAGAATTTTCGGTAGGTAACTCCAGTCCGCTTGTGGTAGTGGGTTTCCATGATGATGACCCCGTCTGCCATAGCGCGTTGCACATCACCAAAGTCTGCACCTTTGATCGAGTTCAACAGCTTTCCGAGTGTTACTCCATGGTTTTCTGAGACATACTTCACAATCCTAGTGTCGTATGGAAGCTTTGGCCTGACTGATGAAACGTTTGGTTTGTATTCATGCCAACGCCATCCGGGGCCTGTCTTGGTTTCGTGTCGAAAAATCTTACCATCAAGAAGTGCCTTTTGCGTTACCGCGTCGTAAACGGCGTTCCCGCAATCGCGGTTCAGGTTGCGAACCTGTTTCTCTGATATGATCCCGTGCTTCCGTATGGTTCTCAAGATGAATGTCACAAGATGTCCTTTCGTTGTGTTCTTCATGATACATAATATGCCTACCGAAAAATGTCAAGTGCCTACTGAAAATGATGATTTTCCGCAATCTCGATTTTTCTTGTGTATATTCAGTTTGGTTATTATCTGTTGAGTATGTTCAAGCCCATGAAAACAAACAATAAAAAAACAGACTGTTTTCGAATTATAGCTTAGTGAGGTCCCTATAGACATGAAAGGGTATGGGTCAACTGTATACTCTAAGATATACTCTTTGTTAGTATCAAAAGAGGGGGGTGGTATAAGGGGTAAGGTAAAGAGAAGAATGGGTAGGCATATGTCATTGGAAAGGGGTATCCCTACTAAGTGTATTATAAGATAGTAGTTCTTCTTTTTTTATAGGGGATTAACGTTAATACGCCAAGGATGATAGCTTAGCAAGGCTTGCTATCTGGCGGTATATTCGTTATCACCTGTGTATGACTGATCCAATCACATGCCTTGCCGTTGTCAGAACGTCAATCTTAGCTTCATAAATCAGGCTGGCAACGTTCGCAACTGCGCCCTCATATTGCCAGATAGGCGTTTCCATGCCCGCAAACACAGACATGCCATCACGTCCCATAAGCCCGATGTTAGGCCTTTCCCGACCGTGAAAGCGGATGATCCGGCTAGGGTGAATTTGTGTCAAATTCGACACACTTGACGATATACTTGCGATGCTATAGTATTTCGGCCATCCGTAACCGGGTGACATAGGATCACTATCGACTTCGCTAGGGCTTACGTCAGACCATGCTAGCGGCACAACGAACCGCAGGCCATCCTTGCCGACACGATTGATGTTGACAGGCTGATCAGGCGTTTGCCCGTCCTGAATATCCATATAGAGATAATGCACCCCGGTAAGGCGTGACCATTGCAGGGTTTCCTTGACCTTATCCCGCAAACCTAGTGCTTTTTCATAGGCTTCCAGCTTGTCTAGTTGCGCATCATCAGCCTGCCAAGAACGCCACTTGCGGGTAGCGTCATCCGGGATTTGCTCAATCACCTTGCGGGCAATCTCGCTATCCTCATACATGCGGATGTATTCAGCAATGCGGGGCGCGTATCCGGTAAACACAACGCCAGACGCCTTGTCGCGCGATGTGCCCAGATTGGCGATGACGTTTTGGAAGCCGTCTGTGAACATGATCCCGCCTTATGGTTTGTTTGCGATTATCGCAGAAAGGGTATTGACAGGCAAAGCGGGGATGGTGTAGAAGGGGTGTAGAGAAAAGGAACATACATCATGAAAAACGCAGCATACGCAAAAGACATCATCGCCACCTTGGAAAGCGAAACCAAGTCGAAAGCCGCTAGGAAAGGCATGGCTGTGGCGGCGATCAATTATGGCAAATATGATGCAGAAGCAATTGCGGTCTGGAAAGAATATCTTGCATCATTCTAAGTTAAGGGTGATGGACCTATTCAGCGGTATTGGCGGGTTTAGCCTTGGGTTGGAGCGCACTGGCGGATTTGAAACTGTGGCGTTCTGCGAAATTGAACCGTTCCCGCGTCGGGTGCTGGCGAAACACTGGCCTGAGGTGCCTTGCTATGAAGATGTTAGAACACTGAAAGGGTCAGACATTGGACGAGTTGACGTTATTTGCGGAGGCTTCCCATGCCAAGACGTGTCAGCGACAGGTGATCAAAAGGGCATTGGAGAAGGCACTAGAACGGGGCTCTTCCGTGAAATGTTGCGCTTGGCCGATGAATGTGGCAGACCAATCATCATCTTTGAAAACGTCGCAAGGTTCCTGTCAGGGCCAACAGAAGGCAAGGGCGGATGGTTCAGAGAATTCCTGCGGTCCTTGGCCGCGATCAGGTATGATGCAGAGTGGTTTTGTATTACCGCTGCCAGCATTGGCGCGGCGCACGAGCGGGACCGCGTCTGGATTGTTGCCTACCCCAACGAAGCACAACTCGAAAGAGGGGGCATATCCCGCAGAATATACACGCAACACGCCGACTTTAGCGACACATGCTGGGGGAAAGATCAACCCGGATTGGAGCGAAAAGCTAATGGGCTTCCCCATCAAATGGACAGAGTTGGTGCCTTAGGCAACGCCGTTGTGCCTGCTATTCCTGAAATGATCGGGCGGGCTGTTTTAGGTGTTTACAAGGATGCCGGGTTGTGGCATGGTGTAACTGAAGCAAAGGAGATACACCATGGCTACGATAAAAGACCTTAACCGAGCAATAGCCCATACCGGGATCGAATGCTACAAGGGTGCAGGTTACTTCTACTTCACAACTGGCCGTGATGATATCGGACAAGAGTATATCCCTGAAAGTGTCATGATAACACGCTTTGACCTTATCCTACTTTCGGATTGGGTTGCGCATGTTGTTGATCACGTTAACAAGACAAACAAAGACAAGGAGTAACTGACATGAACAACGACGACAAAGAACCAATCGACATTACCCAAGGCGTGAAAGGGTTCAGTATCGGTGTAGGCTTTTGTGCCATGATGCTGGTAGTTCTAGCACTCGCCGGATGCAGCGGAACGATTGACCGGAATGGCCTCGTTTCAATGTCATATGGCATTGACGCGGACACACTGACATACGGAAACGGCACAACCTATACAACAGGGACGCGGTGATATGGCAAAGCATGTAATCCCCGACAGCTGGACGTGGCCGGGAACGTCTACAAAAGGTATGGATCGTGGCGGTAATGATGTTACCGTAGTCGAAACCCGTATTCACCTTGGCAATGATCCTGCCACCGTAGTCAAGATGCTAGCCCGTTCCCTAGTCAAGACATACGGCAAAGATATCGCGGCTCTGATCTTGTGTGATGCGGCAGAGGAGTGCTTGAAGTGAGCGAAGAATGGGGGCCTTGGATCGATCACGATGGGCGCGGGTGTCCTTGCGTGGGGGAGATGGTGCAGGCCTATTTTCGGAGCAGTATCACCGGGCGCGTTTGGCTGTATGAAACGGTGGCTGTCGCCGGGTCAATGGGCGGTTATTCTTGGGATTGGATAAACAAACATTATTCGCTGATCATCCGCTACCGCATCCGAAAGCCAAAGGGCCTGAAAATCCTTGAGGGCTTGCTTGAAAACCTGCCTAATGAAGTGGAAGTGGCGTGATGATCCGCGACGGATTAGGGCTTGCAGGAATGTTTTGCATGTGGTATGCAGGGTTCTGGATTATTGGAGGTTGATTATGAAGTTTGAAGATACCCACGGAGACACCATGCATATCACTAGAGTTGATGGTGAGATTTATTTTGAAACCAACGATGCTGACTATATGCATAGTCCAACCGTTGCCCGCTCAATCGCATTGGAACTGATCCGGTTGGCGGATGAGATTGACCCAGGAAAGATGTTTGTTGAGCCTTCAAAACCTTACGACGAATGGCAAACTGTAACATTCGATAACGGTGTATATCAGCAGGTTATTGGGCGTATGGATCGACCGCAAAAGAAAACCACATATCGCGGCGGTAAACTTTGTATTGACACAACAAACGCTGAAACTTCAGAACGTTTTGAAAATATGGAATGGCATGAAGTTAAGCCAATTCGTGGCGGCAAGATTATATTCGTCCCTAAAATCGGCAAACGCTACCTAACCCGCGATTGGGAAGTTGTGCGTTATGACGGTTCGCAGGACGTTGTGGCGCGGGTGTATAAAGAAAGCAAGACGGACTTTGATAACGAATGTTGGGATGTTAAAGGTCGCATTTTCTACTATGACAGCCGTCAATTACCATCGGATATGACTTAAATCATAGCACCGTAGTTGATGCCTAGCTTGCGCATAATCGGTTCAAGAGCATACCTTAAGGCGTCAATCCAGTGGTTGTTTGCATCAACTGGAATGGGCAAGATGTCACCCGACAACTTGTCCACTTTCCAGCTATACAAACGGAACTCCCTTGCCGTTTGGACGCAACGCGGGTGAATGTAAACCCGCTTGAATGACCGAATGAACGCGATACCATCCTCGACACTGCCAGCGCCCTTGACACTGCCTTGAACGCGGGTTAGGCCCTTGCTGCGAATATGGCTGATCATGCCCGGTTGTGCACTATCCCAACGGGATACATGCTTAGCAAAGTCAGGGATTACATCGGTCACGCGCTTGGCGATGCTGTCCAACTCAATACGCTGCCCACCAGCCTCATAATCAATCCATAGGCAATCATCATGCACCCAAGCGCGTATGGCCGCAGTAGGGTCTTGAGAATAGCCAAAGTCGCCCCCTTGATATGGCCCATTCCATTTATGCGGATCGGCTTCAAATTCCTTGATCTCGAACTTACCACCCATGATCTGGGCATCGGTCAAGGTTAGAAATGACCCCTCCCATATGTGATCATACGTGTCAGGGCGGAATTGCATATCCGCTTGGCGTTCAGCTTCTAGACCTGCCGGAAACCAAGGATTATCAGACCAGTTGCATTCCACGATGATCATTCGACTAGGATCATAAGACGCACGGAACCGGCGATGTGTGGCGCTTTCTTCGCTTTCCGGGTTCCATGTGAGCCATATTTCCGAATGAGGTTCCCGCATGACGGTTGCAATGAGTTTACGCCATGCCGCCTCTGCTACGTTTTCCGCCTCGTCAATCCATGTCAGCAGGACTTTGGCTTTAGACTTGAGGCTGTCTAGGTTGTGACGCAAACCGACGAACAAGAACTTAACCCGTCCAGACTTGGTGCGAATGTATTCCTTACCGATGTCAAAATGCGCAGCAAGCCAAGGCTCCTCTTGAATGGCCGACTTGATCTCTTCCATGGAACTATCAGACAGGGACGCCATAAACTCACGTCCACATAGGATAACCCCGCGCAAGCCCATGCTGTCAAACAGCATAGCTTGAACGGCCACCATCTTAGCGAATGATCGCGTCTTACCACTACCCCGACCACCATAAGCGCCACGATAGGCAACGTGACCTACCGGCGGCGTGAATACTGGGAGCAATACGGATGGTATGCGGACATCAACTTCCATGCGGGCTACCCTGACACGTAAAAACTTGACTTACCCGTTTTCCGGCTCACTGGCGGGCGATACGGGCACAATGCGGATAACGGCGGGGGTCATTGTTCCATCGCTGGACGTTTGATCGACCTGTTGCACTGGCTTCCCAAGTGCACGATCCATTGCATCGGAAATGATCTTATTCATATCAGCCCGCAACATGGCTTCACGTTCCATTGGGTCGGTCATCGCTGCCATCTTTGCTTCAATGCCTTCCAATAGCATTTCTTGGATACGTGCAGCCCGTTCTGCATTGCGTTTGATAATCGCATGGGTTTCGGACGGGATGCCACCGGGGTTGCCGGATTGGCCCTTCGTCCAAGGAATAAGTCCTGATGTGTCTGGATTATTGTTAGCCATTTAGCTTACTGTGCTCTCACAGAATATTCCAAGCCTTAAGATCATCATACTCATCTAGCTTATCAGCTCCTAATTGCGTAGCCTGTAAAATCTCACAAGATGCAACGGCGCTAAACATGGATTGTATATACCCCAATCGGATGCAACGCGCAACTACGGCAAGCGCATTGGCTGGATTGTTAAGCCCCATGATCCGCGTTGCCTCTTGCTGGATAGTCACATTCACCATCGACCATCGCACGGGCTGTTCATAAGCAGCTTGCACAAGCCTGTATTCGTCTTGCTGCAATACCTCATCTTCGCCAGTCCAGTTTGCTAGTTGCCCTCTAGCCCTGACTGCGATGGTGTCTTGGGTTATCTGCCGCTGTAGATCAGCCCTATAGGCCAAGTCGCAATCTGGCGTCGGATCGTGGCGTGCGGGTTGGGAAAATAGGTCTGTCATGCAAACAACGCCGCCAAAAGATCATCATCATTCATATCGACACCATCACGCGGAAATAGAATGTCGCGTTGTGCAACTTCGGCTGCGCGGTCAGCTTCGTGTGTTGATTTAAATCCATCTTGACGCAAAGCCAATTCTCCTTCGCAGTTATAGACTTCAATTTCAAAAGTCCCGTTTTTGTCTTTGCCGCGCGTCCACATGGTCTGTTCCTTTTCTGTTACCCTCACAATACACTATCAGTCGTCAGTGTCAAGTGCCTTCCATATAGAAAACATGTTCCCCGATAACCCCAACGCGCGTTAAGTCGCCCGCCCAGTATGGCGTTACCGACACCGTATGAAAGTGCGTTGCACATCGACAACCTACGCCACCCCACACAACGGCCGCAGACACCGCCAAAGCGCTAGCCCAGTCATCACTGGCATAGTCAACATGCCCTGTCACGGCATACTGCCCCGGAGACTGTACAACGGCGCATGTGTCATGTCCACGGGTCATAACCGTATCAGCAACAGCAATGCGCCCCTGTATCGGTTCACCACGGGCTTCTAGGTAGATGACAACAGCTAGGCATGTGATTGGATCGGTCATGCAAAAGTGATAGCGAATATACCGCCAAATAGCAAGCCTTGCTAAGCTATCAGCCTTGGCGTATTAACGTTAATCTCCTATAAAAAAAAGGAATAATCTCTTATACCTATCTATCTTTATACACTTCTACACACATAGTAGACCCCCTCTCTTTATTCACGTCATTGTGATCATGAAAACCTTTATAGGGGGTGGGTCTATCTACTACCTTACACAGATGTATATAAGGGGGCCTGTTATGTATTATGCTAAGTGATATACAGGCCCCCTATCACTTCCTGAATATCCGTAATAAATGATTACAATCAATGCGTTATCTGTGTATAACCGAGTGTATATAGCAAACTATGTGTCACTACCGTTCTGTGCGTTTTTGCTTTGTCAGTTGTGCGTTTATGTGTAGTTGACATACTGAAAAGTATGCTTAAATTATACGGGCCACCAAGATGCTTGCAACATCAAAGCGGCCCTAACCATAGGCAAGACAGGATATCGCCATTGGCTGATCGAGTATTACCGTATAGCATGAAAATTGTCAAC